TGATATGATAATAAAGTATAATCTTCTTATCATATAATAGTAACATCTGGAATGGAAAACGTCGCATCAGATATTCCTATTTATAAAATTTATCATATACGTTCGCCTGATATTACACCATCACCACCACTATCACCAGAGAATCTGAAGCCAAGAGAAGGGCAAACAGATACTGGTGCGAGCGAAGTGCCGAGAGCTGCGGCGACATCTTCAGAATTGTCGCCCGAGTATAACGTAATCTACGTATTTTATGGAAATGTAGAATTCATGTCCGACGAAGGCAGAGTCGTGGATATCAACGATGTTTTTTTACAAGAGCCAGAAAATCCCCACTTTCAAAGAATATTTAGTGATTATGAACTAGGGGTGATCCGTAAAAATGATGTAAAGGTAGTGTTTCTTCCTGAGAGAATATACCCAGACGATTCTATCGAAACCATCAAAAAAAAATTCCTCTATCTTACTCGTGACAAGGTCGCACTTTCATACGCAGAATTGTATTTCTTTTGTAAGCAAGCAAAACAGATTACTACACAGATTGCTTACGACCAAATTACAACGAACGGAAAACTTGAAATGACACCGATAAGAATTCAGAATTATTTGTTAAACATAGATAACCTTACAAAGGGAGCAGAACTTGGTGCTCCAGTTGAAGGACTTTATACTTATACAAATATCGCAAATCTGAAGCTCGAAGATACTCCACGCATTATGAATGTAACATTAGGGCAGAATTTAAACATTACCGAATCTTACGACTACCCTTATGCTGCGAACCCATTCGATGCTGAACACGCCGATTCGTTTTTAGAGATACATGCGTCCGAGCTTGTGAATACGACAAATAAGATGGTGTTAATCGACTACGGTATTTTTATTGACAACGCAATATACTTGGTTTCAGCAGAAGATGCTCTCATCTACGCAAAAGAAACAACACTTCGTGGAGGTAAGCAAGCCGAATTCGGAAAACCGATATACGAGGCGTATATGGTATCGTTATATTATCCTTACCTTTCCTCGTTCCGTGATGATACACTGCGAACATCTCTCGAAAAGGGTTCTGCCGAAGCATCCGGAGAGACAGACTTGGCAACAATTCATTCTCACGATACACTGATGTTTCATAAGGCAAAGTTATTTGAATCGGACAAAAGAATTATGAATGAAAAGTTCATGCGTCAAACCGCCAATATCAAGCTTCTATACGACATCTACGAGAGACGAACCACCGAACACAACTATATCGATAATGGTATTCGCGGAGTTGAATTCATGATCCATCCAGATACGCCATACAATCAGTCCCTTGATGCGATATTCAAGCTCATTCACTGTTCGGAATCCATTCCGTTTATCAAACATAATCCTGGTAAGAAGCGTGATAATATCTACAAGTTATTTATATCAGGTATTAGTCGAAGTGGGCGTAAAATACCATATCTTCCTAAGGGAGATATATTTCGTTTAATTAAAACTACATCACGTAAGAAAAGTGTGAGCATCTATATCAACTATGTCTATTCCAATCCAGATATACCAGATCACAAGGCTACTCACTTACAAATTCCAGTTTTATGTGAATTTTATCCGAATGGGTCGATATATGTAAAATTATTCGCAAAATATTCATTCACAACAACAGAAATTGAACAGATTATTATCGCCACGGTGAATCCAGTTCTTCGTGTAATAAAAGAAAATCTCGAGCAGGGCGGATTTAATATGAATGTATTTTCACGATTGTATCATCCACAAATCGAACTGATTAACTTGGAACATTTTGCGCAGTTGGCGATCACACGAAATATCGAAATCAAACAAATGATTAAATGTATTTCGAGTGCGTTTAATGAAGTAGAAGGCAGTTTAAAAAAAGGGATCGTTCTCCGTTATAAACGAGTAAGTAATTATAATGATATGTCAAGTCAAGATGCGTATATCATCGAAATGATGAATAAACGACAGAGCGAACAGGACATTATGGATGGACTGAAAGATAATTATGGTGTCAGTGATCAAGACGCTAGAAGTAAATTAGCCTCGTTTTTGTCTTCGCTTCAAACCCAACAGTTTTCGAGATTTCGTGGAGGTGCGATTCGTATAAAAAATAATCCAGGATTTCTCACCAAAATAACAAAAGGATCGTTCAATAACATCATTACAATCGAAATTACAAACATTAATAACATACTCTACTTGACACCATTACATGCGTATATCGACTCAATTATTCGTATCTATCAAAATCCGAGCACTACAAACATTCCTTATGAAAAAATATCCGAGTTATGCGCGAATACCGCCGCTTCTGTTGGATCTTCTTTATTAGCAAAACGAATGCCCCCACCTGCCGCCACCGCTGCCGCCACCGCTGCCGCAGCGTTGGATGAACAATCATATCAGGTAAGCCCGGTGGAGAAGTTCGCAATGGAATCACAACCCCAACCTAGTGGTGATATCATAGCGAGTGATAAAGAAGAACCGATGGATCTCATGCCAGAAATCGTTCGCACAGTAAAAAAACCCGTAACTGGTTCAAGTGTAGCAGAACCAGTTTTTGGTTTTGAAGTTGAAGAAGCTCCTAAAAATGAAGATGAGGTTGATTTATTCGACTTGTTACAGGATGACGATGAAGATGTTGTGAGCAGTGCACAAGGAGGAGGGGCTGGGGCTAGGGCTAGGGCTGGGGCGTCGGCAGGAGATGAATCCGAACCAGAAGAAGACTTAACTGACATAACCGGAATGGAATTAGCCAATCCAAATCCATTTTCAAAGCGTATTCAAGAACGTGATCCGGTGATCCATTTAAACGAAGATGTTGGAAAATTCAACGCATACTCACGAAGTTGTCCATGGAATGTCCGTCGCCAACCGGTGATATTGACGAATGAAGAAAAAGCCCGTATTGACCGAGAACATCCCGGGTCATACATGCATAGTATAACATATGGGTCTGATGCGAACAAACAGTATCATTATATATGTCCAAGATATTGGAGTTTAAAGCATAATACTAGTTTGACGGAAGAAGAAGTGAAGTCAGGAAAATATGGGTCAGTCATTCCTCAAAAAGCAAAGAAAATACCACGAGGCGCAAATATATTTGAATTCACTGATGAAAAGTATCACATTGATGAAAAAGGCAATTACAAACAACACTATCCTGGATTTTTAAAGAAAGATGCACATCCGAAAGGATTATGTGTTCCGTGTTGTTTTGCACAGTGGGATAAGCCAGCACAGACCGCAAGAAGACAAGAATGTGAAACAAAACAATTTGAAGCAGTAAAATTAACCGCCCCAAAATCAAAGGTAGATTCAGGTCATGTCGTTACGTCAGAAACAGTTCGAACGACTGACAGTGCGAATGCCGGTGCTGGTGCCGGTGCCGCTGCCGCTGCCGCTGATAATATTCCAGTCTCTGAAATTCATCGCACCCAACCACCAAATGGTTCATTCCAACAAGAACCTGTAAAAATAAATGAAATGAAAGACGACCGTATTTTAAGTTCAGATAAGTTTCCTCTTGAAAATGGGCGATTCGGATATTTACCAGTCCAACTTCAAAAGTTTTTATTTACGGATAGCCGTAACTGTCAAGTAAGTCTAAAAAATGCGTTGATTAAAAAAGATACACCATGTCTCATACGACGCGGTGTTGAAACAAATGACCGACAATCATTTGTATCAGTTATTGCGTATTATTACAAAGAAAGTATGAACACCGAAAAACCTACCGCAACATTAGTTGGATCCGCATCCACTGTCCCATTACAACCGCAAAATAAAAATACATTAGAACCGCTTACAATCTCATCTGACGTTACAAAAACAGATATTCTCAAAAAGGTAACTGATACAATACAGAAAAACGCTAACATTTTGTCAAAGAGGATATCTGCGGCGGGCGGGGGCGAGGGCGGGGGCGGGGCTAACGAAGCGACGGTCTCATCCACCAACATATCAGAGCAATCATCACAAATGTCATTCATACCACGTCCGAATATTGATGATGCGTCAGACGATGAAACACCAGTTGGCATGACGCCACGACCATCTGGTGCTACATCTTTTATGAATATGGCAGGTTCATCTCGAGATGAGCTCCGGCGAAAAGATATTCATGAGATTCCAACGATTCGAGAGATGATCTCACTTATCATTCAATCTCTCGACGTGGATATGTTTAGAACTCTACAAAACGGCACATTAGTTGATTCATTCTATAATCCCGATAAAGAACTTCGTCAAGAAGATATGGTGCGAAAGTATTCTAATGCTACAATCTCTCGAACACTCCCCAAAGAAACCTTCGTCAGGATCTGTAATGCGTTTGAAAATTTCATTGCATACTTGGATGACGATACGTCAATTATTGATCATACCTATCTTTGGGACATTATAAGTCGCCCCAATGAGAGATTATTTAAACATGGAAATAATATTATACTCCTTCATATTCCAGATGACGATATTACAAATAATGTCCAAGTCATCTGTCCAACAAATGCGTATTCGGGGGAAGTATTCGATATCAATCGTAAGACAATCATTATAATGAAACGAGACTCATATTACGAACCCATTTATTTATTTGAAAGCAAGTCTAACGGAAAATTTAGCGTGTTAGGACGGTTCGCATTGAAAAGTAAAACCCTTATGCCCAAAATAAAACATGTCATAGAGACGGTTCGTGACTTATATTTCGCATATTGTCGCCTACACGCAAGCCAACCCCGTGAATACAAATACAAGATGAACATGCCTGCGTCGGTGATAGCAAAAATATTGAGAGAAGCCGGATTTACAATACACGCACAAGTCATAAATTATAATGGAAAAGTGATTGGACTACAAGTTTCACAAACATTATCAAAATCGACACGCTTGAATTCATCACAGGTTACAAGGAAACAAGATGAAGACTCTTATCGAAAGGGTGTCATTCCTACAGCTGTTTCAGGACATCTCGACCATGGTAGTAGTGGAACAGGAACTAGAACGGAATTGGTTGCGCCGACGACGTTTGAAACCACACCGCCGAATGAATTCATTCCAACTATCCTTATGAATGATGACAAATTATGGCAAATGAGTTATCGTGAAACCGTTGATTTCTTAAAAGAAGTCCAGCGACATGTAAAGAAGACAACGAAAAAAGATATATACTGTCTTCCAAAAGTCAAGGTCATAGAAGATGGATTAATCGTCGGCGTCATTACAGAAACGAATCAATTTGTTCAAGTGAATGTTGAAAATGATCCGCAACTGAATCAGAATGACGACTTACCCACTATTACGGAAAGTAATCATCTTGTTGCTGATCATGTTATTGAAACCACGGCGGCATCAAATGTAGCGGATAAGACGCGTGAGAGATATGTGCGCAACATACGTCTGGAAACAAATTTCTATAATGTTTTCCGAAATACCTCTCGAAACGTATTGAACCGACCTGAAAACAAGGCAATGAAAGATAGCATCGAGAAATTGGTGGGTTCATCATTTGTAATCTACACGAATAAACTGACACAAATTATCGCTTATATGAAGAAATTAATGTCAAAACATGTTTCGTTTATTCGCTACAGTAAAGATACATTGAAAATGGTGGGTGAAGTATCTGGGTGTATTACTAATGACGATGAAACATGTGGTAAAAAGAGTTATTGTTTGAAGGAATTGGGCGGAATGTGTAAGCTTTTATTACCTCAACGAAATCTTATGTTTCCAGATATTGATAATGAGGTTGCGTATTTTGGAAAATTGGCGGATGAAATGATTCGTTATGAGCGGGTGAGGTTATTCATGTTTGAACCGATGAAATATCCGACATTCCAAGAGATAAAATACAATCTCCGAGAGAATGAAATTATACTATTGGAGACATTTATTACGCAAGATTATTTTGAAAATATGGAACCGGCAGATGCCAACCCGTATATACATCAGACCAACTTTTATACGGTTGAGCCAAGTAATGCGGGTAGTTATAGTATTCAACATTATGACCCAACATACAATAAAGACTATGTTGATCGCTATTTAGAATTAGAAAGTCGTGTAAAGCATGTAAGCAAAGCGAAACCTATGGCAGCTCTTGTTGAGGGTTCAGGCGCCAGTGATGACTCCATAGTAGTCTCGGAGCAAAATGTATTTGGCGGCGTTCCTTCTGATGTGTTGCGTATAAACGAAATTAACCATGTTCTTGACTTTTGCCAAGAAGTTTCGAAACGAAAAATCACAATCAAACTACGAGATACATTTTTCCCACAGCCGAATACATTTGAAATTATGTTTTCGAATGAAAGTAAAGAATGCTCATTTGATATTATGCTAACAATACTACGTAGTATAGCACAAATAGCATCGAAGTGTCCAACTGGTCATTCATGTGTTCGCAAGAGTGGCGAATATACTACCGTTAGTGCTGCGGCGGAACAATCACTACAACCCGAACCAGAATTATGTGCGAAATGCCATTCAATTATGGGATTTGACCAATCTGGACTAGCGTGCCGCCAATGTAATTATTTCATGTGTGATCATTGTCGTGTTCAACACATCGAACAATTCGCAGACATGACAGTATCGAGATTAAAAGATATACTCGTTACAGAATATGCCAAATTGGCGAGTAATGGTTTAGAAAAAAAACTCACAATGTTATTGAATGGTTATGGGATGAAACAATATGCTGATGTGATAAACGAAGGACGGGCGACATTATCACAAATAATTCAAAGTGAGAATTACTTTCTTACAAATATTGATCTATGGATTCTAGCAGTATATTTTAAAATACCGATGGTCTTTGTTTCACAGACATTATTAAGTGAAAATGGTAAGAATTATATGGTATTATATGGCGACGAGATGACAGAAAGTTATTTCTTTATTCATCCATTTCAGGTCATTCAAGATGTTCCATCAAGGTTTGGATTAATTGAAATTAAGCTTGACGCAATGACATCGATTTTGAAGATACCTTTACAATATGTAAGTCCCGATTTACAAGAATCCATCCGAACCGATGATGATACTCGTGTTTCAATCGAAGAATATATTCACGACTTTAAGTTATTAAACATCAAAAAAAAGAAACGAGTATTTACCATGATGAATAAACAAAATAAATAGAAGATATATAGGAAATAATGAATTCGCAACTCTACATTTCAGCAGATATTGTTCATCATAATCCACAGCAACTACAGCAACTACAGCAACTACCACAACCAGAATCACAATTACTAGTAAGTGATGTATTTGAAATACCAGAAATGATGTCGCCAGTTGTGTCTAATGTGCCGGTGCCGGTGCCGGTGCCTGCACCAACGCAGGTTGGCGCGAATGTAAGCGCCCCTTTCACACTATCGAACCCCGCCAACATAAATTTTATAAAGTCAATTAATCATACCGCAATGACAGATGTCATGAAACAGCTCGCAACACAAAAACAGAAAACACCATCAGTAGGAACAAAACAAACAGACATATCATTACAACTTCCACAGAATACGCAATCACAACAGCAGAATCGGACAGTAGCATCAACCGCAGCACAACTTAATGGTGTTCAATCCAACTCGTTGAACCCGCATGCTCCTGGTGCTTCTGGTGCTCCTGGTGCTTCTGGTGCTTCTTCCGTAACCTTAACAACAATACCATTATCAGATAAAGGTATTATCGACGGTTCGCTCGTAGGTGTAAGTACAAAAAAAACCACGCAGAAACAAATATCTAAAAATACTCTAAACAAAAAGGTTATTATTGAAGAAGAAGACCGAGATAGCGCAATTGACTATGACGACGACGATGTCGATATAAAAAAAACGAAATTGTCGTTGTTCCAATTCGCAAAGGACATTACATTTAACTTAATCTTTGCGATACCGTTTCTTCAAAAAGCACGCTTACACGCCATGTTACGTGATTCAAGTTTAGCAATCAATCAGATCGAGCGTATTTTTGACGAATTTAAAGACCGATTCTCTCAGTTCGATCTTGAATCCATTAAGAAATATATATGCGAAGATGGAATACGAGATCAACTTAACTTTATACTCGAAAGTGGATTTAACAAAATATTGTCAGACGGTATAATTGATGTGAATGACGCACCGCAATTCAATCAATTAGTGTATTATATTATCAAATCATTTAATGACATCAATCAAGGCAAAGTCTATCGATTTTATGTATCACGCGAACATGTCATGCTTCTTCTTCATTTCGTCCTCAAATCAGTTTTTTCGCTTACATTAAAAGGACAAGAAGAACAAATGGCTTTAGGATTATTGGACACAAGTTTTAAGCTTGTTCAATTGGAAGTATTGCCGATTGTTTCAAAACGGTGGTATCATCGATTTCGAATATGTAAGTCGGCAAAACAAATCGAAGATATCATCGAATAATCGAACGAACGTATTTAGGGAAATTCGGCAAAGTGGCAAAGGCGGTGCGTTTATTTACATTAAAAAAGAACTTAAAGATATTTTCTTTGTATAGTATGAGAATGTCTTCTCCTCCTTTTTGAGTAAAGGAGAACCTGTTGGATTTACAGGTTATAGAAATGCGCGAATAATGATTGTCTTTTATACCAGTGTAACTAAGCAGCAGAGTGTCTGATACAAGCGGATGTTCGTAAGAACGAAACATATTGTAGGTATTGTCAAGCTGGACGCTATAAACGTAGCAACATCATTTCATTCCAAGATACATTTATATTACCGGTGTGGCACAGGGGAAGCGCGCGGGGCTCATAACTCCGAGGACATATGATCAAAACATATCGCCGGTATTGTCAAGCTGGACGCTATAAACGCAGCAACACCAATTGACAGACATTTGTCATTTGTATAAAATACTCTGATGTAAAATCATATAAACACATATTGTTTATATTATTTAACATACGTATTAAGATGAATACGCCATTACAAACGCGCCGTATCGAACAAATGAAAGAAGTTCAAGCGAAAGGATTAGAGCTTTTTACAAGGAAAAACGCGGATTACGGTGATGCGTTTGCGAAATATGGAGTCATCGGCGTGCTCATGCGGATTGAAGACAAAATACAGCGTTCGATGTCGATCACCAAGAATGGAGTGAATTTAGTCGCCGACGAAGGCATCCGAGACACACTCATCGATTTACACAATTACGCAGCGATGGCGTTGATGTTGCTGGATGAATAATCGCATGGCGATGTAAAGAACTTAAAAATAATTCCATGTGGTTATATGTGTATGACAGCATGACTGCTCTCATATTCCGCACATGTTACGCTCTTTTAGCTCAGTTTTGGTTAGAGCACGGGTCTTATGAGCCCGGGGTCACGGGTTCGAGCCCCGTAAGGAGCATTTTTTTACTTTTGTTTTAGACCTTAAAATTAAAATACTAATATTATATATAATGCCGAAGTCCCGTCAAAGCCAATCCGGTGCCAGTCGCCGTCGCCCCCGTAAATCATCATCAGCACCACGCCGCCGCACCGCCGCATCTGCTGCTGCCCGTCGCACTCACCGCAACCGCCGCCATCTCCAAACCGGTGGATGAGGCCAAGCCCCACCTGTTGCGAATTAAGTAATTAAATATACAAACATGAATCGTTATACGTATTGTTGTGAAGACGCATTTATAAACCGAACCAACGGTGAAATGTGATACTGATTTGATACGTTATGTTGATTCAAAAAATTTGTGGTATTTAGTATTACTATATTATAATAAAGTAAATATGAAGAATACACAATCCATTCATAATAACAATAAGCAAACAAGTAAAATTAATAATCCGAAAACAAGAACACATAATAAACCGGTTAAATCGACAATACGTAAGAAAAAGGAAAAGAAAAAAGAAAAGAACCCTGAGAATAAACCTAGCGGAGGGTTAGATGAAAAAGGCAATCCGTTCCCAATTGAGAATCCTGAAGGTGGCGACCCCATATGCCCTGGAGGGTATAAAATCGATTACGACTTTGATCCATTCAACGACCCAATCAATCCACTATTCAGATGTATATCTGCGTTGAAAGAACCAAGCGAAGAACCGAAAGAGAGCAGCATCATGGATAAATTAAATAATCCGGCTAGTAATATTACAGATTTAGCACTAAAAGCATCAGCACCAGCTGCCGGTGGTGGGAGAACAATAAGAATGCGGCAAACACGCAAAGATGCTCACGGAAAACGGCGTGGGCGTGGGCGTAGGCGTGGTAGCAGGAATATCATCACACAACGAAGTAAAAAATAATAATACTATTTTGTTACTATTATTTTTTGTGTTATTTTTGACTTATGAGTTCAAGAACCTTAGAACCCAATATCATAATCATCATCCACCTTTCCAAGTCGAACCTTCTTAACATTATCCACACATGATTGTATCGCCAACTTCGGAATTCCACATTTATCCGTATCCAATCCAACCGATGAATTCGCCTTGAATGCTTCATCGATTTCTTCATTCGTATCTGTATGACGATACTCTACCGATTCTTGTTTCATCATCTCGTCGATATTCACCAGCACCTGAAACGCACTCGTTCCATAATACCCCTCTTGACCACACATTACATTCGCTGAAATACCGCGCATCGGATCCAACTCCGCATGACGTGCCGCCTTTAAGAACATCTCAGGTGTCTCTTCGAATGATGCTTTCGCAATCGGTCCAATATCATCGCTGTTGATTCCATGACGAAAGATTGATATCATCGATGATGAAACGGTCATACGGTCACACAAGAGAGCAACATGATGATAGTTAATAGGCGAGTCGTCGAATACTTCAACCAGCTCATTATAAATTGCTTGACGTGCCGCTTCAATTCCAAAGACACGATATACTTCTTGAATATCATTACTTACAGTTCGTTTTGCGTCAATATAGTCAAGTCCCAGCATATGAATAAGATTTGTTCCGGTAGTATCCAACACCCATGTATCCTTTTTTGTATAAACACCATCCGACTTTACGAGCGTATTCTTGATTACACGAAGCATCACTTTTTTGATTCCTTTAACACCACGCAGAACAATATTATTCAAGAGCTGGTCTTGGAATGACTTAATCATATAGATATGATCTGATTGATCCAGCGGATTTTGTTTGTGCCCCGCACCAGCACCTCCGCTACCACCAGACTTTTTATTTTGCGCAATGTTTTCCATTCGAAGACGAAACACTAGGTTATCATCGTTATAGTCTGAAAACGCACATGATACCTCATAGCCGTAGCTATTCTTGATCGCAAAATGAATATCATCCATCGTGAGTTTCTTGTCTAACATCGCCTCCGGATCTATCTTAATACGGATAATCCACTTGGATTTTGCTGATGACGCCGACGATGCCGCCGTCGCCGTCGCTGCCGCTCCACCACTACCCGGCACATCAGGCACACCCGAAGTTGCCGCAATCTCCGAATCACGCACACACTCTTCAATCAGCTTTTCAAACTCTTGATACTGTGTCATGACTTCACGGTCTTGTTCCACGAGAGTATTCAAGTCATCCGGGTCAAAGCATACCTCGATACTTTCTACCACTTCAGCCAGTTTTGTATGCTCAATCATCGGAATAAACTCTTGAACACGTTCAGGTGTTGATCCATCATCTTCCTTGAAATACACGGTAATCGATGGGTTCTTCGGGTTCTCTGAAAGTGTGAGAATTTCTTCAATACGTGGCACACCACGAGTCGCATTCGATTTGGAGGCAACACCAGCAGAATGAAATGTGTTCAATGTAAGTTGTGTAGTAGGTTCGCCGATACTCTGAGCCGAGACCATACCTACCATTTCACCCGGGGCAACAATCGACCTTTTATATTGAAGATTAATCACACTGATGAGTATCGAAAGCGCACTTCGATTGAAACGCTTTACTAACAAGAGCTCCTTTGGCGATAGATAATAATTATACATTACCTTGAATAGAAGTGTGGGTGGAGCATAATACAAGTTCTCGAGTTGGCGATATCCTGCGGAAATCATGTCCATTGCCTCCAGAGGCGTAATATCCACCATCGAATTCTGATTGATCTGTTGCTGTGCTTGGACATTATTGATAATATGTGTAAATGAAACGGGCATCTGAACATTCTTATTATCGGTTCGGTTGAAAACACGCTCAATGATCAGATCACGCATCTCAATCATATTGTCGATCGTTTCACGGATTTTCTTCATAGTCGCCGCCTTCTCCTTCTTCATCTTCGCATAAGCAGTCTTCGTGAATGCGGTCGCTGCGCTTTCTTGTGTGTCACTGGAGTTGTCAAGCGGTATATGGAAGTGCGCATAGATTTCATCGAGACTCATTGCGACGAGCGGGAGGGACTGATTCTCGACCTTAATGGTGTCGATACCATCATCGCCGTAGGAAAACTGGACAATACGCTGCTTGCCGTTGCGGACAGTCATGTCATATTCAACTTTGAGATCTTCCATACCTTTGATGAGACGACGCTGAATATATCCTGTGGTGCTAGTATCACGAACTTGTAGGCCATTCGCTAGGCCGAAGTTGAGTGTCTTGGGGATAGTCAAGTCATACATCTTCGGATGAAGAGTAGGATCAACCATCGTCATTTCTACGATTTCGTCTAGGATTACGTCGTTGAGGGTGCGAGGTTCGTTGTCATCGATGTCGGCTATCACACCATCTAGAGACAATCCTAGTAATAATGCGAACCTTTTCCCACTTGAACCACGAATGATAAGAGATTCGGATACGGATGCGGATGTTGATTGATGAATTTCGGCATGAATATTCAAACGAGAACACAGAAACGCAATTTCTTCGGTCAGGCGAACATTACTGAAATTCAGTTCAATTCCGGTGCTGGTCATGTTAATTCGTGATGAAACATACGCAGTAAGAAGTCCTCTGATATACTCTTTTCCAGCAACATACGCTTCATCTGGGATTTGGGTGTCAATCGCTTCACCTGCGCACATACCACGCATAAATTCTACTTCCACGTTAGCTCCCTCCGTCGCCGTCTGGTAATCGCACACATTCTTCGCAACTGGAACAAAGTCACCTACCTTGATTTCCTCTGTGTATTTCTCGCGAAACTGTTGAAGCTCTTCATTCCAAACAAGGAGCGACTTGTTAGCAGTAACTGTAACATAACGCCCCGCCTTTGTCTTGATTTTGAATAACTTCTCGCCAGGATCGTGACGTGTCACCGCCGTGATCGTCTCCCACGATACATTTCCGTCATAATCCATCGTCACGATTTTAATCGGGTGTGACAACTCCAAGTATTCCATATTCTGCTCGGTCATATACTGAATCTTATTGTCGTTACCGCTTATCGTCTTATGGTTATCCAAGTGTGCGTCAATCCATTCACCTATCTTGACATATTTCGGCACTTCATTTTCGACGACGACAATCGGCGTTTCCCATGTAACTGACTTCACCGCTGTATCAATCAGACCAATTCGCCCACCCATAGCATGAAAGAACAACTCCTCCGGCGACAATCCTGAAATAAACGAACTCTCGATGAACCCACGCGCCAAAGGTCCGTCATCAAACTTGTTGAAATGCGGCAACGTCCTGCTGTCAAAACCATATGAAATACGTTTGCCTTCAATCGCCTGTTGTCCAAGACATGAAATCATCTGCGATATATTCAAGTCGCTTCCTTTCGATCCTGAAAGAACCAGCCCGACGAATCGATTCGTAGAGTTCAGACTGTTGATTCCAATTTTCCCTGCGTCATTTGTGGCGCTATTCAAAATGTTCGAGACCTTCGCCTCAAACTCCGCCTCATTCGACTTCCCCGTCTTATTCTCAAAGATTCCCAGATGAACTTGATCAATCAAATTCTTCACCTCGGTCTTCTTCTTCGTGATAACATCCGCAATCTGGGTGTTGGTCGCTTTATTCGCAATCAAGTCGCTAATACCAACGCTATATGCGTGTGACTTCATGTATTCCGTAATGATATTCTGAAGACCATCGATGAAATCAGCAGCGGCCATATTTCCGAAATCGTTACACACACGCTGAATCAAACCTACGCCGCCGCCACCTAGGACGCTCTTGTCGATTTGACCACGCATCATCCTACCATTCCTGATTTCAACCACATTATTCGAGGTCGCATAGTCTTCCTTCGGATTCTTCTCGCCGAATGCCTTCTTCTTGTATTTCAAGGTAAGTGGCGGCAAAATCTGCGACAGCACGTCAAAGTTGCTGATATCTTCGCCGCTCTTGAATGCGGTTTCATTCACGCGGGGGTAGGCCGCAAGCAGGTTCATCGCCTCTCTCGGCGTAAATTTGATATTTTCCCGTGTGAATAAGTAAGACCCGATCAGCGAGTCTTGAAAGACACCGATAATCGAGTTATTGTTCGCCGGACTGATGAGTTGGTAGGGAACTGCGGCCAAGTGGCGCAACTCGATCTCGGACTCATCGTCTTGTGGCATGTGAAGGTTCATTTCATCTCCCGATGAATATCCTCAAGGTTTCCCAAGAGGCTGGACTGTATCATAAACGCGCTCAGAATGGCTAGTTCTTCATCGCACACCAACACCGGTTCAGTCTCTGAGTGCCCTCCATAGTCTGCCATGCGACCGTAGGAAGTAACACTGCTGATTGCCCAATCCTTTACATTATTACCTTTGGGTTCGTCAATTAAACGAGTTCCTCGCGAATGTTTCCATCCGAGAGTGGTAGTAAAGGCTCTAAGGGGTTTCCAGCAACAAGGTGTTTCGCCAAAAGTTGTTTTTTTAAGCTATATATGAATTCAACGGCCATATTCTTACTTTCTTCTAAAGTTATATGAACCCCACCAAAATCAGTTTTTATTTTATTAATATACACATACCAACCATACTGAATGTTATACCGTTTCAAAGGTTTTATCATATCATCTAGATTCTCTTTGAATGAAGACAATTGAATATCTTTAAAACGAACATATTTTGTATCTCTGTAATGATTAATCAACCCATCGGACACTCTTTTTCTACTTTCTTCTGAATGTGTAAAATCGGATTGTCCTCCAATTTTTAGGTTGTATCCATACGGAAATATACTATTGTTTGAAATTATGTGATACTTCTCTCTTTCGTTGGCATTTTCAAGATCGCAATATTCTAAAATAACTACCGTAAAATCGTCCTTACCGTATTTACGAATAGCATTATTCAAATAATGCGATTGATGTTTTTTGTTTGAAAATGCTTCGGATATATGAGTTTTAAACCGCCCAACATGACCGTATGGTCGATATTTGTTATGGTTCAATATGTGAGATATTGCTTGGCCTACATAAACTTTATTTGTGGTTTTGTTTTGTATCTTGTAAATCTCACAATATCTTTTTGATGAATCACATAAAATTTCATTTGATAAATGTATGTTTGGATTATGGCACGTCATTATTAATATAATATATATAACTAACTTTAACAACTTTTGACTAGGAGGTAACACGCTTTTCACGCCTCCTGTTTCCGACAGAGATGTTTATCGAAATCCGCATTATAAGGTTTCGTACAACCCACATTCATACGAAACGTATCACCCTGATACATCACCCGCGCAATATGACACATCATGCTCATCCTATGAAGTGTCGGCTGACGATTGAACAAGATCGCATCACCATCCATCATGTGTCGATGAACGATGTCGCCGTTGTTCAGCATAATGTTTGCACGGTCGGCATAACGAAGCGAAATGGATTCGCCTGTCTTCCGCTCCAAAATCTTCGCACCAGGATACTCATCCGGACCCGCGCGAACCAGCCGAAGCAAGAATTTCTTATTCCGGTCATTTACGACAACCGGTTTCGTGATGTTTTTCGCAATTTTCAACGGGACACCGAGTTCGCGAATCGACAAGTTCGGATCGGGTGTGATCACAGAGCGTGCCGAAAAATCAACACGTTTTCCCATCAAATTTCCACGAACACGACCCGTCTTCCCATTCAAGCGTTCTTGAATCGATTTCAAAGGACGACCTGACCGCTGAGCGACTGGCGCGCAACCCGGTATATTATTATTCACTTGTGTAGCAACGTAATATTGAAGCATCATATGCCAACCATCGATAACATTTGCCGGTGCGTTCTCGTTCATTTTGTTTTGAAGTGTCGTATTTGCCTTGATGATATTCACGATGATATGTGTGATATCGTCTTCACTTCTCTGTGAGCCATCCATCTTGACCGACGGACGAACCGCAGGTGGTGGAATCGCAAGAACTTGACACACCATCCAATCTGGCCTCGAAAACACAGGACTAAACCCCATAAATTCAATGTCCTCGTCGCTTATTCTGCGAAAGATTTTAATCACGATTTCAGGGGTGAGTTTCATGGAAAGCGACCCATCCTTGTCCGCTTCTGCGGCACTTCCCGCAATGCTTGCCGCAGTTGTCTCTTCTAAAATTCCTTTGACGTTGTCCCATTCCGCATAAATCTTACCGAGTCCGGCTTTCATTGTAATACGTGTCGGTTGAAGGCATCCGCAACCCGTTTCCGTATCTTCACCGCACCTCTTAATTTTGCTCGCAATACGAAAGACGTTTGACCATCTCTCATCCGCAGACATCGAGAGAAGCTGCTTGTTGGCGGTTTTGCTAATACGAAGTGCGCTGCATTTAATACAAACGCAGCGAAGAATTTTCACAATCGTTCCTAGATATTGATAATAAAAGACAGGACGCGCAAGTTTAATATGTCCAAAGTAGCCGGGGCATTTCATATAATCTAACCCATCTGTTGGGCAAATCACACCTGGGTCAATCGGACCCATCCTTGGATCAAATAATCCGCCGATGACCGGCTTGTTATTCACATAAGTTTCACGATTGGTGATCTCGGCGACAGATCCCTTCAATATTTCCTCCGGCGACATAATACTAAATTGAATGCCGATGATTTTCGAAACAGGAATATTTGTTGTTGATGACGCCATCGTATGAAACCTTTGGTGTTTGGTCTTCTTATATACCTACTATAATATTTAGATTGTTTTCAATTTTGTTGAAATCGAAGTTTTTGAATGATAAATGTAGATGTTCATAACATTCAAAAAATTGAAATGGTTTTATGGATTCGTCATGAATCTCAGCGATCGATCACAAGAACAATGTCACCTTTTACTATCAAGAAGAACAAGAAGAATACCGGCACTGTCCTCCGTCTTATCGGCGGTGGAAAACCCACATATAAGAAACACCGTGATGACGAAGACAATAAAGGAATTCCTGAATCTGACACCGGTTCAGGATCTGACTCTGATGGAGGAGAGACTTCGTCGTCTGTTTCATCTGTCTCAATCCAGCAGCAGCAGGAGCGACGCATGACTCGCAGCAAAGGAAAAACAATTACAAAAAAGACAAAAACCGATGCTGCGAATATCGTCGTTGGAAAAATCGCAGAGGCTCTTGCGTCATCCGTGATTGCGGCTGCGATTGTTGGCAAAAAAGACAAAAAGAGCAGTAGCAGAAGCGGCAAATCCAAGCACCTCCGCCGTAGGCGTGACGAAGATGACGAATATGAAAATGAGGTAAGTGCTGACGATGACGACCAAGAGAGAAGAAGTCACGACGAAGATGACGAAGACGACCAGACCACTAGCGAAACGGAACATGATGATGAGATGAGCGATCACGACAACGAGAGTGAAGACTCTGATGACAACAATAGCGACGACGACGACGACGACGAGGAGGATGATGACGACAGCGAATATGACAGCGAATATGACAGTGATGATGATGACGACGACAGCGAATATGACAGTGATGACGATTTCAGCGATGACAGCAGTGAGGCGGATATCGCTCGTCATAAGAAACATCAAAAAGAAATGGAGCAAAGATGTGAGAGAAACAAAAAGAAACTGTCCGATATCAAAGAGACAATTCAGTCATTCACAACCACAATGTCTGGCAACGCATCACTCGCCAACAACAAGTTTATGAAGAAGCAGCTCGAAGAAATGAAACAAAAGCAGCGTGACATCGAACATCAGCTCCGTATGGATGAAAAGAAGCGTGACAAATTGAATGTCAAAGAGTTCAAAACTCTTCTTCGAAAGAAGAACTCAACCAATGATCTTCGCTATTTCCGCCGTCACATGACACCGGAACAACAGCAGAAAGTCATCACCGACCTCAAAGAGATCCATGCGGTGAGTATCATTCAGAAACCTTACCGACTTTCCCTATTGGAAACAGATATACCGATCGCATTCAAGGCCATCGCCATGAGAAAGATCAATTCGCTTCGACACATGGAGCCAGGTTGTGGTGAGTATTATAAGGTGAAGAACTGGGTAGATACCTTCATGAAGATTCCTTTTGGTCGAACCAAAAACCTTCCTCTTACGATTGAAGATGGTATCCAAAGGTGTAGCGAGTTCATGGAGGCATCAAAGACCACACTTGACACCGCAGTATATGGTCTCAATGATGCCAAACTCCAGATTATGCAGATGGTAGGTCAATGGATTTCCAATCCTGGCGCAATGGGAAGCGCAATTGCGATCAAAGGACCGATGGGCACTGGTAAAACATCGCTTGTCAAGGAGGGTATCAGCAAGATCCTTGGTCGTGACTTCGCATTCATCGCCCTTGGTGGTGCTACTGACAGCAGCTTCTTGGAGGGTCACTCTTATACATATGAAGGCAGCACATGGGGTAAGATTGTCGAAATCATCATCCAGTGCGGTTCCATGAACCCAGTTATCTACTTCGACGAGCTGGACAAGATCAGTGAAACAGCGAAAGGCGAAGAAATTGTCGGAATCCTCACGCATCTTACTGACACGAGTCAGAATTCCCAGTTCCATGATCGATACTTTGCAGAAATCGACTTTGACTTGAGCAGATGTCTCTTCATCTTTAGTTACAACGACGAAAGCAAGGTCAATCCTATCTTGCTCGACAGAATGTATCGTATCAATACTACCGGATACAACAAAAAAGACAAGACTCAGATAGCACAAAAGTATCTTATTCCCAAAATCTGCGCACAGGTCGGTTTTCGTGAAGGCGATATTGTAATTCCGGATTCCGTCATCGAGCACATCGTGGAGAATTACACAGAGAAGGAGGAAGGTGTGCGTAATTTGAAGCGCTGTTTAGAAGTTGTCCATCGTAAGTTGAACTTGTATCGTCTCATCAAGCCAGACACACCACTCTTCGAAAAGGAAATGTCGTTGAAGGTCGCCTTCCCCTTCTCAGTGACAAATGAAGTGGTCGATAAGTTGGTGAAACAAGCCAATGATGATAAACGTGTGAATTTGAATTTGTATTTGTAAATTGTGTGTGTGTGTGTAAATATTATAAATAAAAGTAAATAAAGATTTTTTTATTATATAAAGATAATACTCCAACTAGAATGTCAGCCTCACCAACTATTCGTGTTTTCTTCAATAAGTTCTGGCCCGGTTTTGCGGAAAAAACGGATATTATGGATTGCACTTTTTTCGTTCTATTATTAGAAAAAACATACAAAACTCCAATTGATGTTGTGAATACCCCTGATGATGCTACGATATTAGTCGAGTCGATTTTCGGTAATTATTCCTATCTGAATTATAAGAAATGGCGTGCGACTATTTTATATACAGGTGAATCAGATTATGCGACTACACAAAATATTGATAAATATGACTGTGTATTAGGGTTCGAAGATACCCATGCGAATTTTGTAAAATGTCCTTTATTTATTATTTTTCTTATTACAAACGCACACATATTAAAAGAGATAGAAAATGCGGAGAGACCAATACCAGATGAAATACCACCGAATTTTGCGTCAATCATTCTATCAAATGCGTATCATGGCAAAGAACGATTGGCATTCTATAATACGGTAAAAAAGGAAATTCCCGTGTTCTCTGGAGGAAAATTCGATAATAATGTTGGATTTGTTGTGCCTGGAAGTTATAACTCGAATGATATGGTTACATTTTATAAAAGAGGAAAATTTGCGATTACGATGGAAAATAGCGATAAGCCGTATTACATTACTGAAAAGTTAGTCAATGGAATACGCTCTGATAGAATACCGATTTATTGGGGAACTTCGCATGTTAGTGAATTTTTTAATCCTCGTCGATTTATCCATTTGAGTAAGGAACCCACAAAAGATGAAATCACCGGTATTATTCAGCGAATGAAGGAAATGACTGATGACGAATTTTTAGAAATAATCCGCCAACCTGTATTACTTCAACCATTCGAAAATATTTGTAATGAAGTGCTTGCTTCTGTAAAAAAAATACTTACCTGAAGAAGTGGTGGGCACGGCACGGCACATCCTTTTACTTACAATGTTCCTGTTCCGGTTCTTCTTCGTGGTCATGTTCCGGTTCTTCTTCGCGGTGTTCCTGTTGGAGCTGTTGAATGAGAATATCGTTTTGTTGGTTTTCAAAGGAGATGATTGCGTCTTCTGTGAGAATCGTTTCAGCAAGTTCTCGAGATAACTCATACTTATATGCTAGTCTAGCCTCGAACACTTGCGATGAAACATCATCGTTATCACTGAACCCACGAGGTTCTTCGGTTTGTGTGCTTGTAACAAGAATACATATGTCGGCATTCATCAAGTCTTCCATAAATGCTGCGTATTGTTTGTTCGGATTGAATGTGTTGTCTTCATCACCTACAATCTCCGCAGTAATTGTGTAAGAAGAGTTGTCCATCGGATCTTTTTGCGTTTCAAACCACCATGATGACGCACAGTATTCGATGAGAGCAAGCCATCGGCATCGAACCATGTAATCACGGCATTTTTGAGCATGATAAATGATCCGACCTATCGTGTTTTCAGCAGCAAGTTTGTAGGCAACAATATGCTTCGTTCGCAATGCGTGTATAATTGGACAGACTTGTGTCTCCATGAGTCTTTTCGAGTTCGTGCGATATTTTTGTTTTATCATTGTAATCAATCGAAGAAGCTCTTCGACGGATTCGTTCATTTCTGGTTCATTAATACCGGTTGTCGCGCGTGACTCGTGTTCATCATCATCATCATCATAATGAATACAATTGCCAATCATAAGGTCTTCACCATCGGGTTCGTGATGATTCTTGAATGATGGCGGCATGACAAAGTCAAATTCATTGTCAAATGATTGAGTTGATGATTTCACGCCGTTGATGAACTTTCGAATTCGTCGAATTGCCGTTTTTTTCTGTTGCTTGTTGCTTACAAGGATTTTTCGAATATTTTCCAGTTGGTCAGCGCTTTCTAGTAAAATACTTTTCGTATTGAGGTATTGGCTGAACTCTGGTAGCTCCGTCATCCGCATGATAAACTCTTTGTGAGCATTTACACACATTTCTGCGTAAAAGTTCGGTCCATCACGACAAATCTCGTTTCTGCGAACCATCGCCTTTTCTTGTTTCAGATCCTCTTGAAGTTCGCATGAAACATCCGTAATAATCTTGGAGATCCAATTGATATATTCTTTGAGTTGCTTGACACCTTTGACGTTATTGATAATTGTATTCTCGACAGTTCCGGTTCTCGTGTATTGTATTGTTGTTGTTGTGTTCATTTTCTTCTTCTTGCTTGAAGTATATGAAACGATCTTAATGTTAAAAAGATTTCAATTTTTTCATATTGATGTTCTGTGCGAACCAATATGAAACGTTTGTATTATCACATAAGTCGTATCGCATGTCGTAACGTATGTCGTAACGTATGTCGTATCGTATTAAACGCCTGAATCTGATGTGCGATTGCCTCCACGAGTATTCAAATAATGGATTTGTTCAGGTGTCATACAGGCACAACCCGTGCTGGATGAATATGGCGCAGGGCAGCATTCCGGTTTAAACTTATTCTTGGCAAAAATAACTAACTCACCATTCTTAAGAGGCTCGTCGGCAGTATATGCTGTTCCGGTATTATTAATAATTCCGTATCCGAATTCAGACGCATAGCTATTTGCTTTTGTCACCCACATGCCAGCAACGTCGCCATTTTGAACTTGATTCAAGTCAGACCCCATTAAAGCAAGTCCTTCTTTGCCGGCACCAGCACCTTTTACTGGAATCACTTCTTGGCGTGGAGCAGGTTCTGAACCATTCATAATTTGTGACGCATAATTTACTCCAGTATTGAACAAATTTGGTATAAATCCTTCGTTTGAATCAGTCTTTCCTGTATTCTTTGTTTGGTCGATACTCGCAGCAGTTGTGGCAACAATATCTGGCATAGGTTGTTTCTTCTTGATCATATTTACTGCGTCTTTCGACGCTTCTTTCACCGAAGTATCAGAACCGGGTACTCCTGCGTCCCTATTCTCAATACCTTCCATCATCGAACCGCCTCTCCCCAACAAATAATCAAACACAGGATACTGGCAACAACTACACAATACATTTGCCCCAATGAAAAGGATTATCACAACGAATAAAATTAATTTATAATTCATTTGAAAGAATATATAATAAATAAATAGATTATATTCTTGCTAAACTAATCAATCATCGGGTGAAGGCAAACGACTTGTTCTTTGTCGTGTTATTTGACGCGAAACAATACCTAACATAATAAGTGGTATCGCAATCGTCAAAAAAACCGCAATTGCGGCAATCGCAAGAACCCAGCCAACAAACGGAATATACCAAAGAACAATAATAACAACGACCATAATCACCAAAATAATAATAACGAGCTCATATATCGAACCAATCAAAGAATAAAATGACCATAATGCTCCAACGAATGTTAATAAAAATGTGGCGAGAATACCTTTTATTTTTTCGAAGAAATCCACCATCTTGATAAGCATATTCTGAATTGGAATAATTACATTTTGAATACGGTTAAATACGGCTAAAAATATGGTTTTAAGTGCGTCTCTCATACGGTTGAATAACAAACGAAACCGTTCAATCACTTGTAATATGTTTTTGAATATACCCATGATCGCATTAAATATCACATAAACCATGCTCATTGGGCGTTCAAATACCCCTTTCGTGCTGTTTGCGCTACATTCTATGAAATTCTGTTTCGTATATTCCATCGGACTTACTCCTTCGGGTGCGTTGATCCAACCCGCTAATGGCATGACATCTGGACGACATCGATATTCCGGCCAGTTACGTTTTACATCAAGTAGTTTATTTTGTATTTGGAAATACGTGATCGCCGACATGAAAATAAAAATGACAATACATACCTTGATTATATCAATACCATAACGTCCAGAGAATGTTTTATCCCCGTATAAATAATTTAATCGTTCAAACAACGGCTGCTTTTTTAGTTTTTCAAATTTTTCGTCTAATTCAGTCGTTCCCTGTTTCGCATAATCTTGTAGTGATGTAAATAATGATTCACGAACGGTGCTTTTAAATTTATTTACAACTTTATCGCTTAATCCTTTTGATACTACGCCTAAATCAATTAAGTAACTATTTAATTTATTAAATATGATGGTTACGACAGTCTCTGCCATAATTTTATCGTATATACAGATATATTTTAGATATATTTGTATATTACAGACTTTGCTCGTATATCATACGAAAAACGACAGATTCTTATTCAATTGATTCGGCATTCCATGTCCAAACATCACCATGTAAATAAGCACAAATGCCGCAATGACGATCGACCGATCTTCCGCAATAAGTGGCGCTTGGTTAAGGACATAACGCATCATCATATAAATAACCGCACCTATCATGGCCGCATGAACCAACATGATAGAACCCCGTTCATATGACATTTTATATGTTTTGTTTGTTTGTTTTCGTTATATTCATTCGCTAGATTATAAGTTTCACCGTTAGCGTCGTCCAAGAGAACGAACCATTTGACCAAAAATGCCTCCCCACAAACTTTTCATTACCATAAGCGAACTCGACATGACAAACATTAATGTCGCAAAAATTCCCGCCAATTTATTTACTAAATCTCTCATCGCAATAATAATGCGTTGAAATCCAATAAGAATATTTGTGAATACACCATAAATGTTTTTCACAATGAACATAATCTTGTCGCGCATCTTTCCGATAAATCCACGAATATTTTCTGTGTCTTTCACGATTTTTGTGGCAACAGACCCGACTAACGAAATCACGTGATTCAAAGGCATCATAAGGTATTCCATATAGCTGCTTTGCGTAGTTTGAATACATTGCATGAAGTTATCTCCGACATCATGACCAAATAACTTGGCGAACGGCATAACAGCTGGGCTACACCGATATAAAGGCCAATTATCTTTTACTTTTTTCATGCCTATCGCTAAAACATTCGAAAGGTAAAGACCTAAAAATATGACAATAATGATGATTGTATATATGATATCTGTTGATTTCATTACACTCGCAAGAACCGACGATATAATACGTCTTCAGTTATATTACACGCATATAATATCTATGAAGCACCTGCCGCCGTATCGAATTTTACAGTATAAATAATATTACGAAATATCATTAGCATAACCAACCTTTTTGGTATGACCTAGAAGACAATTATTAGTGATTGTGGCGACGATGATGAGAACGATTCTTGCGATTTGTTTTTCGCTTGCCTCTGCTTCCACCGCTTTGAGATACATAAGCATCGTTAATGCTATTGGATTGTGCTTGGTTATGTATAGCGGTAAATGACGCATTTTGCGCACCAGCGCACTGAGGACCACTTGAGCATATTGAACCAACTTGTGGAATCGCAATTCTCTGATCAGCACCTCCTTTCTGCGAGTGTTGGTGCCGGCTCTGGCTCTGGCTCTGGGTCTGGGTCTTTCGTCCTTTGTATCTGCGGATGAATGACCGGTGTTGATACTTGTGACTTCTCTTACCATGTTTTGTAACACGCTTTTTACGACGTCCTCCAGATAGCGTATTTACGGAATTCAACTGACTTTGTTGATCCTTCACATTTGCCATGGTTGCTTGAGGTGTCGCAATATTTGCCGGAACTTGAATATTCGCCGCATTATAACTTGGCGCTTGTGGAGCTTCTTGAACTTTAAGTGACATATTATGATATATACAAATAAAATTAGTTGCGTTTGAATAAAGTCTAAATACTATCTGTGTAGTATATACACGTAAGCAACCGATTACACTCATTATTAATAATGGACGACGAACAGCGTATTCACCTTCAAAAACTTATCGACGCAAATGGAACAGAAGATCATACCGAAGTGATCCGTCGTGTCAAGCATAGCTCACAGATTTACACTGATGTCACTACCATGATAAAACTCAAACATGAATACGGTCGTTTAGCCAAATCTAACCCGAAACAATTTGACGCAATATGTGTATCTCGATGCGGATTTTTATTCAAGTTTTACACCGACTTGTTCAATAAATTGAAAACAGGTGAAATCGACCTAAAACTTCTATTCCGAATGATACAAATCTTACGAGAGATCGAAGATGGTAAATTGGACCAACATGAAGGGTCATTCGAAGTTGGTAAAATTTTGAAGAGTATTTATGTGGATAGTGCGCTAAAGCGGTCTGAAAATTTAGACGCAGAGCAGACGAAGAAGGATAAGAAAACGGCGGCGAAAGCGGCGAAGACATCACGACCGGCGATTCCCGAGAAGAAGCTAACTTGGGCAGAATTCAAGGCTGCGCAGGAGGCAGGGACCGCACCGGATTCATAAATACGATATACCCATTCAAGTAAGTCGCAAATGACACCCACGCAAGATATGGGACAAGTAAGTATGCCGAGAGGCGGCTCACTGGATAAAACGCACGAATGTTCAGTGCGATGAACGTGAGCATTCCGAGAATTACGACGAAACTAAGGTCAGGGCGTTGCAGTGTGAAGAATAGCGGAGACCAGGAGAGATTCAGCACCCAAGCAGCGCAATAATAGAAGAACCCGGGAGAACGCACGGCAGCACGGATGGTGGTTGACGGTGTGGAGAGAAATACTACACCGGACGCAATAATGAGTATATACAAAATCGACCACGCAATCGGGAAGACCCAGCTGGGTGGAGTCAGGGAGGATTGATTGAGAGATTTATACCATTTGGAGTTGGAGGAATTCATTTTATGTATTGGATACATTATAATTTGAAAATCAAATTTGTGCTTCATTAAACCTGATATGCTTGAATTGAGCGTTAAATAATTATTGAATGATGATTGTTTGGAATATAATGCGACAGCATTAAATCACTATTACTAATTTCTTTTGAATTTGCGTATATTTCGCACGCATACTCAAATACAAGTATTTTTTACCCAATAACAAATTGAACTCGTATTTTCATCTGGTTTCATTTTTTTAGGATGAATAAGATTCAACTTATCAAACCGTTCTTGTTGCTCCCTTGTTAAGTTTTTTATAATCATAACTATTTATTACTAATTGATTTTTATAAATATGAAACAAGTATAAAATTGAATGCGTATTTTGTATATGATTTACAATATACACAACAACTGTAATGCCTCCTAAGTTTAAAATCAAACCTTCTGCCGCCGTAACCAATCACCCCGCTTCTGCTCATCTCTCTGCGACGGCTGCCTCCGCTGCGACTCGCCCCCGTGGCACAGGTCGCACTCTCGTCATCGTGGAATCCCCCGCCAAGTGTCAGAAAATTGAGTCCTACCTCGGGAAAGATAAATACACGTGTCTCGCTAGTTTCGGGCATATTCGAGAGATTGCCAACGGTCTGAAATCCATCGATGTTGATCACGATTTCGCCATCAAATTCGCAATCATGTCATCGAAGTATGCCCAAGTCGCAAAACTCCGTGCCGCCATCGCCGAAGCCACCGAAGTCATTCTCGCCACTGACGACGACCGTGAAGGTGAGGCCATCGCATGGCATTTATGTCAAGTCTTTCATCTCTCGGTAGAAACCACTAAACGCATTGTATTTCATGAAATCACGGAACCTGCGCTCCGTGCCGCCGTCGCAGCACCTCGCACCATCGATATGTCTCTCGTCTTGGCGCAACAGGCACGTCAAGTTCTTGACCTGATCGTGGGTTATAAAATATCTCCTGTTTTATGGACGTATGTCGCACATACAAATCTCTCTGCGGGTCGTTGTCAGACTCCGGCTCTGCGCCTCATCTATGAGAATTACAAAGAGATTGAAGCATCTACGGCAACCATGGTTTATACTATATCTGGAGTCTTCACTAAACTCAATCTTACATTCCATCTCTCGAGAGAAATCGAAGGCATGGAGGATTCTTCTCATCTCGAAACATTCATTCGTGAAACAGCAGCAGCACCTGATTCTGGGTTTCGTGCGACTGTGCGACCCGCTAAAAAGCTTACAAAGGCGCCGCCATCGCCCTATTCCACCAGCACGCTTCAACAGGCGGCAAGTAATGAACTTCATCTCTCGCCTAAGCTTACCATGTCACTGGCGCAGAAGTTATATGAACAAGGATATATTACGTATATGCGAACCGATAGTAAGGTGTATTCTGCGGATTTCATCGCAAAGGCGCAAACTTATATTCTCAAACGGTTCGGAGGGGAAGGAACTTCGACGGAGGATCTTCTTGGTAATCTCTCGGGGGCAAAAGACGCCGCCGCAGCAGCCGCCGCTGCCCATGAAGCAATTCGTCCCACGGACATCTCTCGAACATTACTTCCCCAATCTTGTCATCCGAGCGAACATCGTCTCTATTCTATGATTCATCGAAATACACTCGAGAGTTTAATGGCACCAGCCATATGTCAAACGATTACGATGGCGATTTCTTCACCGGTTGCTGTCATGTCGGCGACAGGCGCACCCACAGAATGTGAATACCGTTACACAGCTGAACAAGTGATAAAGCCAGGTTGGAAGCTTGTCATTGGCGGATATGACGCAGAGGCGAGAGAATATGCGTATTTTGCGTCCTTTGCTACCACGGCCGCATCCACCGCGCACACGATGCCGTTCAAGCGTATCATGACGAAATGTTCGCTTCGAAACTCAAAATCACATTATACGGAATCGGGGTTGGTTCAGTTGCTCGAGAGAATGGGAATCGGGCGTCCATCTACATTCTCAAGTCTAGTGGATAAGATACAAGAACGTGGGTATGTGAAACTCCAAGATGTTCGTGGTAAATCTCTCGAATGTCGTGAATTTGTGATATCAGACAACAAAACCATCGATTCAAAAACGGAAGTTCGAGAGATTGGTGGAGAATCACGCAAACTCGTCATTCAACCTCTCGGAATCATCGTTATCGAATTCCTAATGGAACATTTCGCACCATTATTCGAATACGAATTCACGAAGAATATGGAGAATCAACTTGATGAAATCGCAACCGGTGGAATGGTATGGCATGAACTCTGTTATAAATGCTGGTTTGATGTCGGGACGCAACTACAAGAATTGAAAGAGCGTGGAGTCATCAAAGAAGAAATTCAGATCGACGACCGGCATTCGTATATCATGGGGAAGAATGGGCCGGTTATTAAATGTCGTGTGACAGACGATGACGCAGATGTGGAGAGTGACGATGACGCAGCGAGCGAGTCCGACGCCGATACCGACCCCCCTAAACCCACAGAAAAGAAACCGAAATTCATATTTAAAAGTGTGCGTCCAGACCTAGAATACTCCAAAATCCAGCGTGGTGAATATTCTCTCGCATATATGCTAGGCGAAGCCGAAGCTGAACACAACGGACAAGGACAAGGTGACGAAGGCAAACCCGGAGTCATCGCCGCAGCTGCGCCTACACCCGTCTCGATCGCAGGAGGTGGGCGTATGATGGGAGAATATCAAGGACAAAATGTCATCATTAAGAGCGGAAAGTATGGTGCGTATATTGTCTGGGGAAGTATGAATATATCGTTAAAGCCATTATTGGGCGATGACAGTGGCGGTGGCGGTCGTGGGCGTGGGCGTGGGCGTGGTGGCGGTGGTGGTGGTGGCGGCAAATCCGAATTTGATTTGTCATTACAAGACGTGATTACATTTATCGAAAAGTCATCTGGAAGCGCTGCTGGAGACAGCACAGAGGGCACCGCCACGACGACCGCACCTTACCAAGGACAAATCATGCGCACGATTGACGAAAATACAACAATAAGATATGGAAGATATGGACCGTATATCTTTCATAAAACGGCGAAAATGACGAAACCGGCATTCGTGGCGCTAAAAGGCTTCGCAGAAAAACATGGGAATTATATAACCTGTGATGCGGGGGTGATACATGAGTGGATTGCGACAGGTGGAGCAGGGGAGGGGGCTGCCCCGGCGAAACCGAAACCGAAACCGAAGATACCATTTACATTCTACAAAAAATAATCCCAAACGCGCAATATCCCCTCTTCCAGGGTGACATCACACCTGAACCCGAACAATTCCTGCGCCTTTGTAATGACAGGTCGCCGGCACATCGGATCGTCTTGCGTCCTCGGCAAGTATTTCACCCCGAATGCGGCTCCGTCGCCCCCCTCCCCCCGCCGCCTTAACACCCGCCTAAATACATCGACCAACTGGTTCATCGTAAATTCGCAATCAGGATTACCGATATTTACCGGACCCGTCGTAAGAATATCACCACTAGGTCTGTCCATAAACGCCACCAACGCCCGCACCATATCATCCACGTAGCAAAACGACCGGGTCTGCGTCCCATCCCCGTAGATTTCGACCGATGCGCCACGCTTGATTTGACGAATAAAATTGGTGATCACCCGTCCATCATTCAAGTCCATCCGTGGCCCATACGTATTAAATAATCGTGCGACTTTCAACTCTAATTCTGGGAAACGTTTCTGGTATTCATAAATCAACGTCTCTACTACCCGTTTTCCTTCATCATAACAAGACCGCTCCCCCACTGTATTTACATTCCCGTAATATGACTCGGATTGAGGATGAACCAATGGATCGCCATAAACCTCGCTCGTGGATGTAAAAAGCATCTTACAATTATATAATACACAGTAATCAAGCACGCGCTGGGTTCCATTAATCGATGTAAGCAACGTTTCCATCGAGTATTTTTTATATTTTTCAGGCGATGCGATCGACGCAAGATGATAGATTTCATCTACATGTTCGCCAAATAAAGCAGGGCAAACTGGCTTCGTGATATCATATTCTATAAATTTAAACCGCATACTCGAGAGAATCTCTCGCAAATTATCTAAATGTCCCGTAATGAGATTATCAAGACAAATGATGTAATGTTCCTGGCAAATGTCATGAAGATAAATACACAGGTTCGACCCAATAAATCCAGCGCCACCGGTAACAACAATTGTTTTTTTCATTGTAGTTCGAATCTATTTACATAATCTAATTATTATCTAAATAGTGTATAACCGATATAACAACAATTCCGCCACATAATGGAAAATATTGCCAGTCCAAATGATCTTGTCCCATCATTCAAAATATTCTCGATGTTGATCATCATTACGATTGTCGTGAAAATGATATTTCAGTATAGTTATAATGAAAATGCTGCTCCGTCCTTTAGCGATGTAACTAGTTTGACCGATGTTTCGCTTATTAAAGATGAAATCAAGAAAAAAGACTCATCCAATATGAAAAAAGAAATTACAGTATATTTCAAGTCATATATTTTCTACTACCTCACGCTATTATGGACAGTTTGTCTCATGATTACCATCGTCAGCATTACAATAAATAAATATAATCCAGACAAACCGGGTTGTATGATGCGGATGAGTTTGCTTAACGTAATTCCGATTACACTATTCATGTTATTACTTGGGTGGATCATTTACCAAAATACTATATATTATAAAAAAATCAACTCGGGGCATGTGGCTGAAACATATGTTACATTTGATATCGCAGTCAACGTCCTCTTACTGATACAGGCCGGCATTATGTATGCGTATATCAATCAACAGATGCTTTGTTCATCTGAAATGAATCAGTATAGTGAAGCAATGTCTAAGTATGGTCCTTATATTGCTGGTTTTGTTGCGCTTCTTGCTGGAGGTTGTATGACACTCAACGAAATCATTTTGAGGTTCTTTACAACTGACGGATAGCTAGCATATCTGTCATACCCCTCCCGCCACACCCCCGCCACACCCCGCCACACCCCCGCCACACCCCCGCCACACCCCCGCCACACCCCCGCCACACCCCCGCCACACCCCGCCACACCCCCGCCCACCCGCCACACCCCGCCACACCCCGCC